CTAAAGCTTTAGAAGGTTTAGGTACAGTCAAAGCAACTATGGCTAAGACAGGCGCTGGTGTTACAACTAAAACATTTAGTTTAACACGTGGTATCTGGACTGGCGAGTGGTCTAAGGCAGGAAGCGCAGATGGCGTAACTTCTCTTAAGGCTAGTTTAGCATTTTAAAAGAACTACTTACTTACAAGTAGTAACTCCTGGGGGATATATTTTATATATTCCCCATTTCTCTATGTACATTTTAATATAAATATGTTATAATAGTACTATGGATAAATCACAATATAGAGTTCCTTTAGGTGACGGCAGAGTCAAAGTAACATTATGGAGGAACTGGTTAAAACACAAATTTGACAATCCTGATTTATGGTGGATAGAAAAAGAACCACTACTAATATTTCCTGATTGTATGAGACCAATTGATAACAAAGGAGAAGATGATGACTGAAATGAATCATAGAAAATTGATGGGTGAATACTATAAAAATGATGGTAGTGTTGCTAAATTATATCAAGTTATAAATGGAATGGATGGTGAACATTCGTTTTTTTCAATAACATATAAAGATGCTACAGGTATTCGAATGACAACTGAAGATTTTAAATATAAATCTTTAGGGTATGTTGAAGATGCTGCAGAAAATTGGCAACGAGGAATTAAACAATTATTAACGGAGTAAAAAATGGCAACTTTCGATTTTGGCTTTACGCTGGTTGATGAAGATGAATTAGATGTAGCTCAACAAGTAGCATCATCAACAGCATCAGCAACTAACACACAAACAAAGCTAGACAATTTATATAATGCTATTACACCATTGCTCAATAATCTTAAGGCAAACCCTGAAAAAGAATATATTAAATGGCCTAATAGAGTTGACAAAGTAGAAGCATTTGAAGGTCAAATATTAAAAATTTATAAAGGTTAACTGTTTACATTTGCAGTAAACTATGGTATAATATAACTATATTAAATAATAAAAGATTTAGATTATGGCAAAGCGTAAAATGAGTGAAGAAGCTAGAAAAGCAGCAGCTGCTAATCTAGCTAAAGCAAGAGCAGCCAAAAAGCCAGCATCATATAAAAATATAGCACCAAACGTGCTAGCATTGGAAGATGACAATGGTTTATCTGTAGTTAGCATAAAGCGTTATTTAAAGACACAGAAAGAGAAAATTAGTGACTTGAGGAAGGCTGTTGGACGGAAAGAGAGAGGTGCTATAGCTAAGCTAACTTCAGCTCAAGCTTATGTGAGAGGGCTGAATCAATACTTACGTGATGGTATGTTCCCCTTTGATTTTTATGGTGAGAATGAAGAATTTAGATTATACCATACAACAATTGCACATGCATATAATCCAGATGGTTCATTAAAAGTTAATTCTGAATTGCAAAGAATGATTGATGCTGATAAAGGTTTTGATTATGAAGATGAGATGCCATTATGAGTGGAGATGATTTAAATAAAAAAACATTTTCAAGATTAGTTGAAACATACGTAAGAACACATAAGGATTGTCCATATATTGATGCTATTATAGATGTATGCGAAAATAATGAAATTGATTTAAGAGATAGTAAAAAATTAATCTCAAAAGAAATAGTTGAACATGTTGAATTTGAAGCTAGACAACTTAATTTATTACAGGGTGGTAATCCAACACATGTTTTGCCTCAATGAGAATGACAGGATATGAAGCATTTATATTACATCACGCCATTAATCTACATTTTAATAGATCTTATGATTGTTGGAAGTATAATTTTAAAACAAACGTAACTGAAAAAACATATTGGAAAAGACCAGACAAATTTCAGTTAACAAAAATTGGAAAAAGATTTAAAAATAAAGATGATATAATACTATACTTTGCAGCTCATCAAGTAGCTGGAAATAAATATAGTGGTGATATGATTAGAGATGAAGAAACATATACACAGTTTTTAAAACGTATAGATAGTATATCATATTTGTTTAAAAATGAATTACAAGAAATTTCAGATAATGGGTTTGATTCACTTTTGGAAATAGAAGAAACATATCCAAGAATTATTCATCATTATTTGGAAGACACGGTGTCTTTAGAGACAGTGTGTATAATAAATAAATTGACAGGTTTTATTGAGTCAATTAATAAACAAATCACGGAGACAATTATGTGGCCTGATTTGTATAACAAGATAACTAAATATCAGCCTTTCTTAAAGTTTGATGAAAGTAAGATGAGAAAGATTGTATTAGATATTTTTACATAATGATATAAAGCAAACGAAATATAAATTAATATAAATCTTTAAAGGAGAAATACAATGAGTTTTGCAGACTTAAAAGCTAAAGCTAATGATATGTCATCATTGGTTGGTGCAGCTGAAAGCGCCACACAAAAACAAACATACGGTGATGATCGTATGTGGAAACCCACAGTAGATAAAGCAGGTAACGGTTATGCCGTTATTCGGTTCTTACCTACAGTCGAAGGTGATGACTTACCTTGGGCGAAATACTGGGACCATTTCTTTCAAGGACCAACTGGTCAATGGTATGTAGAGAAATCTTTAACTACCATTGGTAAGGACGATCCTGTTTCCGAAATGAATTCAAAACTATGGAATACAGGTATTGAAGCAGATAAAGATACTGCACGTAAACGTAAGCGTCGCTTACATTATGTGTCAAATATCTGTGTTGTTTCTGACCCTGAAAATCCAGAAAATAATGGTAAGACATTCTTATATACTTATGGCGCTAAAATCTTTGAAAAGATTATGAATAGCATGCAACCTCAGTATGAAGATGAAACTGCTATTAATCCATTTGACTTATGGAAGGGAGCCAACTTTAAAATGAAGATTGCTCAGGTTGCGGGATTCCGTAATTATGACCGTTCTGAATTTGGTGGAGTTGAAGCTCTTAATTCGGATGATGCTGTGTTAGAAGATGTTTACAACAAACAACATTCTATTAAGGAGTTTACTGACCCTTCAACATATAAGACTTATAGTGAGCTTAATCTTAAGTTGACTAGAGTTTTGGGTGAGGAAGTCAAAGCTGGTATGAACCATACGGAAATTGACTATGTTGATGAAGATATCAAAAACGAATCACCATTCAAAGACGATTCACTTCCGGGCGATCCAGTTGCAATAGCAGCTGATCCAGTAGCTAGAGCTGATTCGGACAATGATGACACAATGAGTTATTTCGCTAAGTTAGCGGCTGAAGCTTAAGAGTTAAAGTTGTTTAATGAACCCCTCGAAAGAGGGGTTTTTATCGTATCCTCGCTCTTTCCAAAGGACTCATTGGCCCTACTGAATCTAAAAAGGTATGTATATCTGCTGAGCTTGACACTCCATCTAAATAATTATTATTAATAATAACTGCACCTACTTTAGATGAGTTATCAGAATTAGAATTTAGAGTTACATCTGGAACCAAGGCCATTGTAGGCACCTCGCCATCATAAAATTTATCATTAATACCATTACCTTCCCCCTCAAATCCTAGCCCTAAGTCGGCCATAATCTCATCTGCATTACTTTCAGGGTCAAACGCTTTTATTGAAGCTAAAATACGCGCATCATCTGCGGCCGTCCAGTAATTATCCCTAGTTAGCATACCAATATTTCGTGTATCACCTTCTTCAAGTAATTTCTGTAGTGCTGCTTCTTTTATTGGGTCTGATTCAGCCAAATAATCTGTCATAACTTTTTCTAATGATACAACTGAATTAGGGTCATGAATATCAGCTCCTGTAAACCCAACTGCTGCAGCCGCTGCTGCAGTTAATGAAGTAAATTCGTTTCCATGAGGGTCTGCTGGATTAATAAATGCACCATCTTTTCTAACAAGGTTATTATTTGGTATTTTACCATCAACTGTCCACCCTGCCCAATCTGTAAAAGCATCTGGAAGAAGATATATTAAAGCATTTTTTACAGCATTACCTACATCACCTAATACACCCCACATTTTACCAATTGCCTCTTCTACAGTATCAAACCAAGCTGGCATTGTGAATAAACCACCAAATACTTCATTTGAGGTTGGATCATATATTTTTTTTGCCCAGCCTGTTATTTTCGCTCCAAGCCATTCCATTCCTTTATTCCAATTTTCAGTAAGCAATTTACCAACATTAGTAAAAGTCCAATTTACTTCTTCACCAAAAAATTGTGCTTTTGTATCATTAGCAGAAACATTACCTTTTTGACCCGGTTTGTATATCCAATGGGCCATACTTATTCCTATTTGTTTAATTTTATACCAAACGTATTCAAAACTCTCACTTATAAATAAGCCAGCTCCATCAAGCATTTTACCAATTCCTTCACTTCCAAAATATCCAGTAAATGCTCCTACAGCCATACCTACTATACCACCAACGAGTGCACCTACAGGACCAGCTATTACTAGTCCAGCCAAAGCAAATGTAGCACCTACTTTAAATGCTCCAGCGATTGCATTTCCGAATCCACCTTTATCATTACCAAAAAATAAATCTTTTGCTAATCCAATAAAGCCACCAGATTTCCAACCATCTATCATAGACCTAACTGCCATAGTAACTGCTGTTACTAGACCCAATAACATCAACTTACCAAGACCAGGACCGCCTTTTCCACCATCTTTAACATCAGCGTCAACATTTACTTTGATTACAGAATCTTTTTTAACTTTTTCTTCTGCTTCTCTCCTAGCTTCTTCTGCGTCTCTTTTATCATTTGCCCTGTCTCTTGCTTCTATTTTTGCTTTTTTTGCGGCTGCTCTACGTGCCAACAAAATACCACCCATCTGCATTCCAAGCACATGTCTAATACCACCAAGAGAATGTACTACTGCATCAGTATTTACTTTAATTAAGCTTAAAGATAATTCAGCAGTGCTACCAACATCACTAGCTTCTACAGCATCAACAATAGTTGCCAAACCAACTTTTTTGTCTGCCATTTTAACACGGTTGAATTTTGCAAACTTCTTAGCAGTCTTTGCTTCTTTATTTGAACGTATGGCTCTTTCACCACTCTCGGTGAATTTTTCACCCATTTTAGCAGTAAACATGCTAGCTTTAATTCTTCGTTTAAAGTCTGTAGCATCATCAATCATTTCTGGTGAAGTTGAATCAAGTGCATCTC